ATATCTATAAAACTCATTAATACAGCATATACAACATCTCCACCCATACGTACATCATATTTAGAATAATCCCACGCTAATACGCGCTGGTCTTCTCCCATGTATTTTTCTGTATGGTCCATAAATTCCTCCCACTGAGGCCCAAAAGCATTAATGCCAACTGCAGACTCAGATAACAAAGGATTCAACGACAAAATGCGAGCAATAGGCAAATAATATTTCCTTATGAAAATGCCCATAGCAATCGCACCTGCTTGAAATACCCGTACTTTCTCTTTGTCTACTGGAGTTGGTTCATCTTTAAGTGTGGCAACTGTGACAGGATATGCACGCTCACCCTTTTTCCAACATTCCAACAGTCGCTTACATTCTGCTTTAACTTCATCATTAGGTATTCTGTCAATTAACACTTCTCCTTCACGTATTTCGTGGAAAAAGCGTGTTTTTGGTCCAAATACTGGAAAACCCATACTCGTATCCATTGGCATAGGTTCCAGAAATCGAACTCCTGGAACTCCCATAATACACTGTTTGTCCGTTAAAGGTACTATCGGCTGTTTAGCATTCAGTGAACTCGCAAAACTAACAATAGGATCAACCCAATCCCTTCGTGCTCTTTCTAACAAACTTGGTAAAAATGGAGCAGATGGTTTTGCTATATGTACAAGAGTTGCATTAAAAGCTTGCCAATTGGGTTTTAATCGAGGTGCACCCCATGTATTAGACACACCAAAATATTTTTCAACATGAGGTGAAATACATGACTGTTCAACTCGACTTTTAGCTTCCGAACGTAAACGAGTAGAGCCTATTGGCTCAATTTCAGCTGTGTTATCCATATCTTTAATCAACACAGCATTCTTATGCACTTCATTAGTTTGCAATAAATCAATTCCATACTGTTGATCTGGTAAATCATTTGCTTGACTTAATCCACGTACACCAGGTAATAACAACAATTTTGAAATTACATCTTCTGCTTTTTCTTTTGTGATGGTCATCATCACACCAAAACCATTTCCATTACCTCCCATATGTACTCCACAAAAAGTTGGACTACGACCTTCAGTTATCAAAGGAGCCATGCATGTTCCATTGACCGCCAAATTGGTGTGGTAACTTCCACCCATAAAAGACATATATTTGTGTCCTACTTTACCATACGAAACGGTGTTAGTATCTTCACTTGTTGTACCATCTTTGTTTCTAACTATTATGGTAGCAATAGATGTTCCATCTTTCACCACACTTTTAGGCAAATGCTTAACAAAATTGTCTTTAACATCAGGACAACGTGCTGTAAAAGCACATACCATATCCAAATCATCACACACATATGCATTATGGCCTGGTTCAACAGTACAACGAAATTGACAACTCTTGCTATTTGGTCCGCGACGTATTAAAACATTTAAGAAAGAGTATGGTACTCCTGACATTTGACCCGCAGGATACAAAATATGTTTCGGAAACCAAATAACTCCTTTCATTGGATAAATCACGTTGCAATTTTGTACTCTCCCATCAGGACTAGTAAAATCTGCACGTCCTAAATGAGAAACAGCAACCGTTTTCAAATGTGATGGTATGGATCCTTTGACATTACTCTTCATTTCAAATGACAAAGTTTTGGCCAACCAACCAAACCAACTTGGTTGCTGATCAACATCTTCAGGTGTTATTGCGTGTGGTAAGTTACGAACTCTGTTACTATTCCACATTAACAATAATTTCACACCTATACATAAAGAAGCTGCATACAAAATACCTTTGAAC